AATTAGTACAACTTTTCATGAACCACCAAATATTCTTCATTATGGAAATAAAAACATTAAAAACAAATATCAAGTCAATTGATAAAATATTTCATATTTCTGATGTTCATATACGAACACTGAAAAGACATAAAGAATACAATCAAGTATTTGATAATTTATTTTTATATATTGCACAACATGCAACTGATTCTAGTATATGTGTAGTAACTGGAGATATAGTACATTCAAAATTAGATATGTCACCAGAACTTGTTAACATGCTCACTAAATTTTTTAATGCATTTCAAATACCTACAATTGTTATATTAGGTAATCATGATATGAACTTAAACAACTTATATCGTTTAGATGCATTATCTCCTATTTTAAATGTTTTAAATAATAAAAATATACACTTTATAAAAGAAAATGGATTATTTAAATTTGCAAATGTAGTATTCAATCATATGGCAGTAGATGTTGCTCCAAAAGATTATATTCAAGCTAAGGATTTCGAAGGACATTATAAAATAGCATTACATCATGGAGCAGTTCATAATGCAAAAACGGATATCGGTTTTGAAATATCAAATGAACATGTTACAACAGATTTATTTAAAGGACATGATTTAACATTATTAGATATTCATAAACCAGCACAATTTCTTAATCAAGAAAAAACAATTGGATATCCTGGATCATTAATACAACAAAATCATGGCGAAGCATTAGATCATGGAATATTAGTATGGGATTTACCAGATCGTAAAGCAGAATTTATTGAAATACATAATGATTATGGGTATGTTACATTTGAAGTAGACAACGCAAAAATTGTGAGTTCACCACATCGTGTTCCAAATAAGCCTAGAGTTCGAATAAAATTCAACGACACAGATGCATCTGATATTAAAAAGTTAATTGCTACTATACGAAGTAAATATAGAGTACAAGATATTTCCATACAGCGAAGTGCTAATCATATTGAAAATACTACAAATGGATCTATTACAATTGGTAATGTTAGAGATATTGAATACCAAAATAATTTAATAACACAATATATTGAAGATAATTACCCTGAAGCTGATAAGAAAGAGTTAGATGCAATACGACATATTAATAGATCAATAAATTCCAAACTTCCTGTTCTGTCATCTGTTAGAAATGTAACATGGTATCCTATATCATTTGAATTTGATAATATGTTTTCATATGGCGAAAATAACAAAGTAGATTTTTCAAAATTATCTGATGTGATTGGATTATTTGCTGCAAATGCTTCTGGTAAATCATCTTTATTAGATGCAATAACATATACAATATTTGATAAATGTAGTAAAACAAGCAAATCAAAAGAAGTATTAAATAATAAAAAGTCTACATTTAAAGGTGTATTTAAATTTATGTTAAATGATAAATTATATACAATTGAACGAGAGGGTATAACATTAAAACATGGCCATGTTAAAGTTAATGTTAATTTTTATAATGAAGATGAAAATTTAAATGGAGAAGAGCGTAGCGATACAAATAAAAGTATTAGGAGATATTTAGGAACTTATGACGACTTTATTTTAACTGCATTTTCATTGCAAGCGGATAATAATAATTTTATAGAAAAGTCTCAACGTGAGCGGAAAGATTTATTATCACAATTTTTAGATACTACTGTATTTGAGCAGTTATATCATTTAGCTTCAGAAGAAATAAAAGAAACTTCTGGTAAATTAAAAGAATATAAAAAAACAGATTTTGGATCTATTATTAAAGAATCAGATGATATTATCATGGAAAATCAAGATACAATTATTGAATTAGAAGAATCAGATAATGCGTTCCAAGAGTCAAGAAATAAATTACAAAATGAAATTGTAGAATTAATTGAATCAAAACAACCAATGTCATATGAAGGTCCAGATATTAAAGAGTTAGAAGAAACCCAGGAATACTTAGAAGAAGATATCGAAGAACTACAAACAAATATTGAAGATTTAGAAAATACAATTGAAATATTAAATAATCAATGCAAAGTTGCATCAGAATATGACTTTCAATCAGATATTAATGTTCTTAACATAAAAAAAGATAATATTAATAAGTCTATAAGAGAATCTACAGCAATGATACTCGGATATCAATCAGATCTTACATATTTACAAGAAAAAATAGATCATTTAAAGGATCACG